CTAGCGGTACTTTCGGTACTTCTTCATATGTCAACGCTACAGGTGGCGTACGTGTATTCCGTACACTCGTTGCTGGTAAGCAGGCACTTGCAGAAGCAGTTGCTGAAGAGCCACATGTTATCTTCGGACCAGTTGTTGATAAGTTGATGCGTTTCCGTCCAATCGGATGGTACGGCGTTCTTGGATGGGCACGTTACCGTGACGCATCCCTCGTCCGTATTGAAACAACATCTTCAATCCACACAGCGTAGTTTGAAGTAACGGTAAGGGTGGGGTTAAGCACGACTTGAAATAAAGTCACACTCCCACCCTTATCACTTAACAAGGAGAAACATGGGATACCAATTTACACCGCCAGCAGTTGATGAGACTCCAGGTGGATTCGGAAGATTGTTCTGGCGTTACCGTATTGCCCGTGGGGACACGCTTCTTGTTAATGGAACAGTAGTAACTCGTGTCCGTACCCCAGGAGTGGATGAAACTTTAGCCGCTGATTACTACTACATCGGTGGCCATGTATATCCCATCACAGATGCGGAACGCACAATTTTGATTAACGCTGGTTACGGCGCAAACATTACGACAGTTTAAGGGGAGCCATGAATCCAGGTAGATACAACCTCGCCGTTTATCAGGGCACAACCTTCCAACTCAAGCCAGTCTGGAAGATTGGCGGAGTGCCTGTAAACCTCACAAATTATTCAGCAGATATGCAGGTGCGCTACGCATCAGATACTGCAACCATTGTTGAACTTTCAACTTCCAATGGCCGTGCCGTCATTGATGCCGCCGATGGCCGTATCAACCTTTACATTTCAGCAACTGATACCGCTGCTCTCCCAGCAGGCAACTATCAGTATGACTTAAACCTTACAAACAATACAGATGGAACTGTCTACAAGATTCTTCAGGGTGTCTTCATCGTGAACGTGAGTGTGACTCACTAATGACAACTACCCCAGATACGATTTCCATTGTTGAAATCCCCATCACTACAAATGTCTACGACATTGCTGTTAGCCAACTTGACATTGTAGAACTAGGCCCTATCGGGCCACAAGGTCCTCAGGGCTATCAAGGATTGGCAGGTAACACAGGTGCAACTGGAGCCACTGGAAGTACAGGCGGACAAGGCTCAACTGGAGCAGCAGGTTCAGCAGGAAATACAGGAGCCACTGGCTCTATTGGAGCAACTGGACCAAGCGGTGCAACAGGTTCTACAGGTAGCGCTGGCCCGACTGGACCTACTGGAAGCCAAGGTAACACAGGAAGTACAGGGGCTGGAACGACAGGCTCCACAGGTTCTACTGGCCCAACAGGTGCTGTTGGCAGCACAGGGTCTACTGGACCCACAGGAGCAATTGGAGTAACTGGTTCTACTGGTGCCACAGGAGCGATAGGAGCGACAGGTGCTACAGGTAATACAGGTGCTATTGGTAACACTGGTTCCACTGGCGCTACTGGCAATACTGGTGCTACTGGAGCGGTGGGCAATACAGGCGCAACAGGCGCCCAAGGAAACACAGGTCCGACAGGTGCTATCGGAAACACAGGTGCAACAGGCCCTACAGGCCCTACTGGATTAACGGGTAATACAGGCGCTACGGGCAATACAGGTAACACTGGTAACACAGGTGCTGCAAGCACCGTTCCTGGCCCTACAGGGCCTACAGGAGCCACTGGAAACACTGGTCCTAGCGTTACTGGTTCAACTGGTCCTACGGGTGCTACAGGCGCAGGTGGCGCTTTAGGCTACTACGGAAACTTTTACGACACTACAACCCAAACCAACGCTGGCGCTACTAGCGCAAATCTTATTACAATTAACACCAATGCTGGTTCAAGCGGTGTAAGTATTGTTTCAAGCAGTCAGATAACTTTTACCTACGCTGGGACTTATTCAGTAAACCTTTTAGGTCAGTTCATTACCACAGGCGGTGGAAGCAACTATCAGGTTAACGTCTGGTATGCACTTAATGGCACAGCCGTAACCGAGTCAACAGCAGTCTTTACAACTGCTGGTGTTAATAACCAAGTGCTTGCAAACATTGAAGATTTAGTAACCGTAAATGCTGGCGATTACATTCAGTTCTATTGGTCATCACAAAATACTTATATGGAATTGTTGGCTGTATCGGCAGGTACATCACCAACTCGCCCTGCATCCCCTAGTGTAAATCTTCACGTTGAGCAGATTATGTACACCCAACTCGGACCGACAGGAGCAACTGGTGCAAATGGCGCTAACGGCAATACTGGCGCTACTGGCGCCACTGGTTCTACTGGCAACACTGGTCCTACTGGACCGACTGGAGTTGCAGGCAACACGGGCGCAACAGGAAATACAGGTAACACAGGAGCCATAGGTAACACAGGCTCAACTGGACTAACTGGAAATACTGGAGCGACAGGAGCAACGGGTGCCACAGGAACCGCAGGAACTAACGGAGCAACTGGGGCTACAGGCCCAACTGGCTCAGCAGGAACCAATGGCGCAACAGGAGCCACAGGACCTACGGGAGCCACAGGAACAGCGGGAACTAATGGTTCTACAGGCGCAACTGGACCAACTGGACCTGCTGGTTCAAATGGAACCAATGGAGCCACGGGTGCGACAGGGGCTACAGGTACTGCTGGAACGAATGGGGCTGTTGGAAACACGGGCGCAACAGGCGCTACTGGCAGCGTTGGTGCGACTGGAACGACAGGGCCTACTGGCCCGACAGGACCAACTGGCGTTACAGGTAATACGGGAGCAACTGGGTCCACGGGTTCAACAGGTGCTACAGGCGCAGCCAATCTTTACGACATACTAATGCTCGGCGGTATGTGATAAACTTATACCATGAAGATTGCTGTGTATGCAATATCAAAGAATGAGATTCTTCATGCGGAACGTTTTGCGAAAGCCTGTGCTGATGCTGATTATGTTGTCGTTGCTGATACTGGCAGCACGGACGGAACACAAGAAGCGCTTAAAGCGCTGGGAGTAACAGTCCATCAAATCAACATCAAGCCATTCAGGTTTGATATGGCTCGTAATGCAGCGCTGGCGTTAGTGCCAGAAGATGCTGATGTCTGCCTTATCTTAGATTTAGACGAAGTACCTGAGCCTGACTTCTTTAAGAAAGTACGCAAGAAGTGGAAGCCAGGTGCAGACCATGGCTGGGTCAGTATGAAAACTGATTCCAACAAATGGGAGCGAGACAGGCTTCACTCCAGATGGAACTGGACATGGAAGTATCCATGCCACGAAGTAAACATCTGGTACGGCAAGCATGAGCCAGTTGACTGTGACATCCGCAATGCTGTTATCGAGCATCTGCCAGACAATAACAAGTCTCGTAGCCAATACATAGAACTGCTGGAATTAGCAGTCAAAGAGTTTCCCCAGGACCCACGTATGTGGACCTATATGTGCAGAGAATACTTCTTCTACTCTAGGTGGGAAGATGTTATCAAAGCAGCAGAACACAAGTTAGAAAACGGTGGTTGGGATGTTGAAAGTGCTGCAGTCTGCCGATGGGCAGGAGAAGCAGCGCATCAACTTGGCCAAGAAGAATCTGCTCGTGTGTGGTATGACAAAGGCAGAGACATTCTTCCCGTGCAGGGTGAGCCGCAGTTCGGTGTTGCAATGGATGCGTACCGAAAGCAAGAATGGCAGCGGTGCCTAGATGCTTCTCTCAACGCTTTGGAGTCTCCTCGCTCCAACCATTATTGCTACGAATCAGCAGTCTGGGATTGGAAAGCCTTCGACCTTGCAGGAATCGCTGCTTACAATCTCAAGCACATTGACGAAGCAATAACCTTTACTAAAGAAGCGGTAAAGGCTAACGGTCCTGAAAATGACCGTATCCAACGTAACCTAAAGTTTTTTGAGGAAGTCAAAGATGCCACTAGGCGAAAATTGTAGAACAGGTTGTTTAGAAAAGAATCACGAATCTTATATTGAATGCTTGAGAGCATCTAACCTACATATCAATTCAGGAGATGCAGGTAGAGCAGAAGCACCTATGACAGCCAAGCGCTGGGATGGTGAATTAGAAGCATACCGTAAGGCTAGAGCCGAAGGCATTCAGCCAGCAGGAACCACCATGAGAGCCATCAATGAGGCTAAGGCTGCCAGCGACAAACTGGGCGCAGCATATAACGCAGATGTTATGCCATCTGCGGACAAGATTACCAAAGCGAGCGCTGAGGTATTGAAACATACAGGAGACATCTAATGGCAGCAGCAAAGAAGGGCATGGGCTTCGCCGCAGCGCAAAAGTCTATTGCTAAAAAGTCAGGCGTATCAATGGAATCAGCAGGAGCAATCCTTGCTTCTTCTACTCGCAAGGCTAGCCCAGCAGCAAAAAAAGCAAATCCAAATCTCAAGAAGGTAGCAATGCCTAAGAAGGGTGGAAAGTAAATGTGCGTAGAGTGCGGCTGCAATAGCAGCATGATTGGCAAGGCATCAGACAAGTTGACAGGTAAGCCTACAAAGGACCCTCGTGGTTCTTATGAAGGCGTCGGCGGAACAAAGAATAAGTAATTAATTTTTTAGGAAAGGATAACAATGGCCACAAGTTTATCAACTGTATACCATTTGAATCGTCTTGCTGGCACCATTATTAATGGTGTACCTCAGTATGATTTTGATGGCGCAGCCACTAGGTGGGGCACTGTCGTGCTTGGTGCACACAATGCAACTCGTGGCATTGACGTCCTGAACCTTATCTATGCCTACCGCCATGGTGGCAAAAACTATTACGAAGATACCCCTGGTGTCTTAAATCTTCTTGCTGGAACTTTTGGTTTAGGCGAGGCTGAAGCAGCATCGAGGATTCTATCGTGAGTACATTTTTAGACCTAATCAATGAAACTAACCTAGCCTTAACAGGCTATACCAATCGTCAGGACCAGGCTACATACCTTACTGCTCCAATGGCATCAGGTGATTTAAGTTTCACCGTAGCCGATGGAACAGTCCTCACCCGTGGTTTGGTAGAGATTGACGATGAACTTATCTGGGTAGATTCCTTTGACCGTAATACAAATACGGCAACTATCCCACAATATGGCAGAGGCTTTCGTGACACCACTGCACAGTCCCATACTGCTGGTACTCGTGTAACTATCGCGCCTTCCTTTCCGCGTAGTGTTATCCGCCGAAACATTAACCTTGCCATTGATGGTGTCTACCCAGATTTGTTCGGTACCTTCTACACCATCTTCAACTGGCAAGCAGCCCGTACTACCTACGTCTTGCCTAATGAGGCAATTGACATTCTAGGCTGCTCATGGCAGACCATCGGTCCTTCTAAGGAATGGTTGCCAGTACGCCACTATCGTGTTGACCGTATGGCTAACCCAATCTACTGGAATTCTGGTAAGACAGTATCCATCCGTGAAGGCATCATCCCTGGCCGTCCAGTCATGGTTACCTACACCAAGAAGCCAACAACTCTTACATATGACACTGATGATTTCACAATGACTGGTCTATCAGATTCAGCACGTGAAGTAATTATCCTCGGTGCCGCATACCGTACAGCAATGTACCTAGACCTTGGCCGTGTTCCAGCAGCGACTGCTGAAGCAGATGCCCAGCAAGGCAATGACCCAGTTGGTAGCGCAGCCAATATTGGCCGAGTCCTACAGCAGATGTACCAGCAACGTCTTCTTGTGGAAGTACGTCGCCTTCAAGAGCAGTACCCACCTCGTACCCACTACACCTCCTGAGGATAGCCAATGCCACAACGTTATTACAGCGCTACGGCGCAAGATACAACCATCAACGGAAATATCAATTCATCCGTTACCAGCATTATCCTCAGTGCAGCCAATGGCTTCCCAACTAATTACCCATTCGTTCTTGCGCTTGACTACAACGCAGCATCTGAAGAATTGGTTTTGGTTACTGGAACAACGGCAGCAACTACTTTCACAGTAACTCGTGGCTACAACAGCACAACCCCGCAGGCTCACCGTACTGGCGCAGTTGTGCGCCACGTTATCTCAGCACAAGACATGACAGATATGCAGGCTCACTTTGATGCCACAGCAGATGTTCATGGCGTTTCAGGTCAACTAGCAGCAGCAAGTGATGTCACAAGTATCGCGTTCCTGACAATGGGCGCTTAACCAAGCAAAGGAAAAATAAATGGCAAGTGCATATAAAGTGCTTGGGCAGGCAGTCCCAGCAGCAACAACAGCGGCAGGTGCTTCATCTAGCCTTACAACCCTATACACATCAGGTACTTCGCTAGGCGCAGTTGTCTCTAGCGTCGTCATCTGTAACCAGTCTACATCTGCTCAGACATACCGTGTCTCAGTTCGTGTAGCAGGTGCAGGCGATACACCAAAGCAGTACCTTGCTTATGACGTGGTTCTTGGTAGCAACGCTACAGACACACTCACCCTTGGCTTAACACTTGCCAACACAGACGTTATCTCAATTGCAGCATCCTCAACATCCGTCTCATTCTCAGCCTTCGGAAGCGAGTTGTCATAATATGACTGTTACCCGTCACCCTAACAATCAGGGTGTCACACTAAGCCAGTGGCGCTACAACGCCACGGGCGGTGAGACAACCCTTTCAGGCACAGACGCTTTTGGCGCTGGCCTGTCCTATACCGTGGGAGCCGAACAAGTATTTGTCAACGGCGTACTCTTAGAGCGTGGCGTGGATTACACAGCCAGCACAGGAACCACCGTCACAGGGCTTACAGCCCTTGTAGCAGGCGACATCGTAACCGTCTCTAGCCCATCAGCCTTCAACGTGGCTAACGCCATCCCAAAGGCTACAGTAGCCGCTAAGGGCGACTTGATTGTTGGCAATGGTGCCGCATCAGTAACTAACCTTGGTGTAGGCTCTGACGGCACAACACTCGTTGCAAACTCTTCCAGCGCAACAGGTGTTGCTTGGGCAGGGCCTTCAGTAGCGGCTGGAAAGAACGCCGTCATTAACGGAGCCTTTGACTACTTCCAGCGTGGTACTTCTGGAACAGTAGGCGGTTCTGTTTCTTATACGGCAGACCGTTGGCAGTCATTAACTTATTCTGGCGGAACAATGAGTTGGAGCCAAGTCGCTACATCCAATACTCCAGTTGGCAGCAAATACGCCTTGCGTGTTCAACGCGCTGCTTCTGCCACAAATACCGCAACGATGAACATTTCTTATGCAGCAGAAACTAGCGAATCGCTAAAATTTGCTGGCCAGACATTTACTTTGAGTTTTTGGGCGCGAGCAGGGGCAAACTTTTCTGCCTCATCAAATGCGCTCAATGTTCAAGTTCATACAGGAACAGGAACAGACCAAAGTATTTATGGAACTGGATTTACTGGAGATGGAACACCTGTAAATACAACAGCCACCCTAACAACTTCGTGGCAGAAATTTACATTTAGCGGAACTGCATCTTCTAGCACCAATCAAGTTGGCGTAGTTTTTTATTTCGTACCAACTGGTACTGCTGGAGCAGCGGATTACTTTGACTTTACCTTGGTTCAACTAGAACTAGGCTCAGTCGCAACTGCCTTCTCCCGCGCTGGCGGAACACTTCAGGGGGAGTTAGCCGCTTGTCAGAGGTACTACTACCGCATTGATTCAGGCGCTCAAACTTATGCTTGGTTTGCCAATGGTCAGGCTTCATCAACGACTCAATATTATTTGCAAATGCCTCTCAAAACAACATTTAGAGTCACACCTACCGCAGTTGATTATTCAACTTTGCGAGTGCAATCTTATTCGGGCGTTTATAATGCAATTTCCGCTCTTACAATTTATGGAGCAGCCACCAATACAGTTACTTTACAGGCTACAACAACTGGATTGACAACGGGCAATTATTACGACTGCACAGGTAACGGTTCAACATCAGCCTTTATCGGCCTTAGCGCGGAGTTATAAATGACAAATATTGAAATTATCACAGATTCAGCCAATATTGAACAAGTCATCATTGATAATGGCGATGGTTCATTTACCTCAATGCCAAAGTCAACCTACGATGCTCAACAGGCATCTAGCACACTCCCATCCAACTCTTCTACACCACAGGCAGGTGCATAATGTCACGCGCACAACTTACAAGTACGGTAGAGCAAAACTCGGCAGGAGCAGCAAGTCCTTATGTCGGGGCTAAGAATTTTGTG